AAAAAATTGAAGAAAAAAAATATATCCATAGCACTCATAATTTTTTACAAGGAATGTTTAATTATGCATCTTCAATGAAATCTGTTTCTTGTACGAATTATGCTGAAAAATTATTTAGAAAAATTTATCCAAACAGAAAAATAGTTATAAAACATATGGAACATTCTGACGATTATGTTATGATCGTTCTTTTTGACGAAGAAGAAACATTTAGATTATTTAGAAGATTATATAAAATAATGATGAGGTTGCATGGTTTCAATGACAGTGAAAGAAAAACATCTTGCCAACAAATTTTCCTTGAATTTGTTTCATTATTATCATTTAATGGTAATTTAATATATCCACACATAAAAAAAACAAAAGAGATTAATTTAAATTTGCCTTGTCTAGGTTATTTAACTGATTGTAAAGCGGCATTATCAAGAGTTGGGGAATGTGTTAGAGTAGGATGTAATTTATCTTTTACTTATTTTTTCATGAAGTTACACACTTATTGTTTAGCGGAAGCATACTCAATTCTACCAAATATGAGAAATTCATTTGATGATTATGACATTTATAACAGGCCAATTGAATTATTTGGAATACCAGATTACCATCCACTTATTTCGTTACTTACAAGAGGTGATATGAATAATTATAGAATATATAATTACCATGACCAAACAATAATAAAGAAATTATACATGTTATCGTTAATAAATAAAAGTGACAATTTTGAATATCTTTACGATCAAGATGAGGAGTATAGTTTTTCACTGTATCACCCAAAATACTCATTTGACTATAACAATAAATCAATAAAAAATATAAGAGAAATGATAGGATTAAATTATGATGAAATTTCTGAGTTTTGGGAAAACAATGTTACATACAAATTTATAAAACCAGTAAACAACAAAAAATTAGTCACCTGGATGAAGGCAATGTTGTTCAATCGAACATTCACGGAAGCTTACTCAAAAACATCTAGAACCCAAATGACAATGAGAATTTCTTCTTATGTTTCAGCAAAAAGAGTTAGATTATTCACAAATTACAAAAATTTAATGGATGATAAAATTGACCAGTTAACCTTAAAAGAAGTATTAGGAGAAATGCTAAAGATGATAAAGAGAACAAATGACCAATTAAGACCGAGAGATTTAAAAATAATTAACAAGATATTAGTTAATTGTGATGGTAATTCCACTGGTGTTTATTCATATCTTAGCAATCTTTCAATTGTCGAATCTAATATTGTTCCTTCAAATAGTGTTGCAACAATTACACCAAGGAAGATAAATTGGTTAACTGTACAAAACAATGCTGGTGTTATTTTACAAAAATATTATAATAGTGAAAATTTTGAACTGGACAAGAAAAATTACATCTCTGATTATTCACTTGCAAAGGACATAGAGATTCTTGAAAAAAACTATGGTAAAGATTTCTTGCAACAAAACAAAAACAATGTGATGTTCATACAATCAGTATATAATGATTTAATTTTATCATCACAAAAAAGAGTACCATGTATTGCGTATTCTAGAAAAAATGATTCACTTGAAAAGTTCATTTTTGATTACATATCAAATGCATTTTTTAGGAATAGGTATGCTTCAGTTCTAACAACAGGAATAACAAAGATAGAGAATCCTATAACAGGGACAAAATATTATAATGATGAATATGAATATAGTTCAACCATAATCCAAAATTACATATCAACAATAACAGCCATATATTTTTATTTGCATGTAAAAAGTAAATGGTCAAAGGAAG